GAATCTGCAAGAGGCCAAGACTGCCTGATCAGGGTGCCCGGAATTTGCAACCATAACCCTGAGACAGTAGTGTTCTGTCATGCACCTGGGGCTGGGATGGGAAGAAAATCTGTATTCAAATCCCCGGACGGCAAAAAAGTAGACTATGGTTCATACGGATGCAGCGCTTGTCATGATGCTGTAGACGGAAGAATAAAAACAAATTACAAACAAGAGCTACTGCGCTTATGGTTTTACGAAGGTACCCATCGCACAACAGAACTTTTAGTCGAGGCTGGTCTGCTTCGATCCTAGACTGTTCCACTTGTCAGCAACACCGGTCTGGCGGATGTCTGATCGGCATGGACGGCTGGCCCAAGATCGGCGAGCGCTGCCGACAGTGGGCCTACAAACCAAAACCCGAAGAGATCGACGAGGATGCCTAAGTATGCTTGTAAGGTCGATGCGAATCAGCCGGCTCTGGTTAGGCTTTGGCGGAGTCTTGGTTGCTCTGTCGCTCATACTCACGCTAATCCTGTGCCAGGTTTTCCAGATGTTCTTCTGGCTGTACGCGAAGGCGGGCCAGCTCACATGGTCGAGATTAAAGACGGCGAAAAAGACCCCAGTGCCCGCAAGCTCACGAAGGATGAAGAGGAATTTTGGTCATCATGGAAAGGTGAGATCCACAAAATAGAAACTGAAGACGAGGCTATAGAGTTGGTGAACCGGCTGCGCAGGGCTGGGCTGTGAGACTCTGCGAGATTGTCATACACGGATTTCACATCTACTATTCTCCTGAGATCGAAGATAGCTCAAGACACGCACACAAAACAATGCGCGACCTTATCCGTAAGCTCGGACCAGATTACGACATGGAGATAAACGAAATTGGCAGACCTGAAAAACATGCAAGTAACGCAGGCGGAAATGATTCAGCTGTTCGGTCAATCAGCGGCGGTCCTGTACGGCACCCGCAATGCGTTGGAGGATGCGCTTGATGCCATGCAGGACGAAAACTACCAGCTGGCGGACGACATCATGATCAAGGCCTACGATATGTGCCTGCGTATGGTGATCCAGCTCGAATCTCATGTCTCTGAGCAAATAATAATGACACCACACGGGGAGACAGTGCATTGAAATGCCCAAAGTGCGACGCGAAGACGAACGTAATACGAACGACGGACCGTCGCCGAAGGCAGTGCCAGAACTGTGGGTTCAGGTTTTCGACAAAAGAGGTTCTGGTGGATGATACAGTCGGTAGAAGAAAAGCTGTGGCAGTGGGGGGATTGGAGTCGCGGCGACATGATAATAAACCGGGGTGGGACAGTCATCGGTCGGCTGATAAAAAGAAAACAGATCGAAGCGGGGGAAGGCTCGGATACTGTCTGGGATAAAACACTACTGGACGAAGACATGATGATGTCGATTGATCATGCCATCGGTGAACTACCACCCAAGCTGATCAGGTTATGTAAATGCAAGTACAAAGCCGGTCACTCGAATGCGCGGGTTGCGCAGCAGATGAAGATTCACAGGAACACGGTGCGCAGCTGGATAGATGAACTGCACAGCAAATTGGAAAGAAAGTTAAAATAAACGGGCCTTCTGCAGTTTTTCTGCAAAAAACCCGTTTTAATTGGAAGTTAAACTAACGAGCGGGCAAACTGCTTGATTTTGATTTCCTGTTCAGGGGTTGCCCAGATCCCACGAACTTCCTTAAAGCCTGCTGCCTGCTGGCGGGCTCTGCGCCGCGCTTGACGTTCAGCAGGGGTCAGCGCCATTTCCCTGAATGACTTGCCCTGTACCGTTTCCATTGGCGATACCTTGTAGTCACCTTCCCAGATTTTGACAAGGATAGTGGCCTCATCTTCCAGTGCATGGCGCATTTCACTTCTGGCGTCTAACATGGATCCAAACTCTTCTTTTACGGTCTGGATCACTTCGTCAGCGTCGTAATACTGGGTTATTACAGTGTATTTCATGTTATTTCTCCAAAAAAAAAGTTGGCGATTCCATGATGAAACCGCCAACAGCTGTGCTACCTGATTAAAATTAAACCGGGACCAGCGACTGTCACTGTCACGGTTTCTGGGATCTCATCGAAAAGCTCTTCCAGCGCCCGGCCCAGAATATCGACGATGGGCTTATCACCCTTGCCGGAGATCTTTCTGGAGCCTTCTTCGTTGTTTTTAATGATCCAGCCTTCAACAAAATTGTACCGGTCACCGGGCCCGAAGCCGGCAGCGGTCAGGATCTTGCCCTCCAACCAGAGTCTGGGCCGGCCCTTGTTGCGGCCAATCTTGCGAGTGACGACCATTGGGCTGGGTTTAACGATAACCTCTACTCTGCCGTCGTAGTCCATGGTTGACTCGAATGGCACGTAGAAGGTTTCACCGATGCGGGCCTGCTCTTCTTCACCACCGAAAACGTCGCGGGTAACGACGACTTCATAGGCGGCGTAAGGTACAGACAGGTCATAGCCCTTGTTGACGACCTTGCCCTCGATGAACGAAGGCGCCCTGCCGGCGTATGGCTGGAAGTCATAGGCTTTGATCATGTCGCCGATTTCTGCAGTTTTTTCGTATTTGAGTGTCATTGTATTGCTCCTAATTGGTTGTCTCATCAGTGACCGGGAACCGCCCGGCCAGACCGCCCGGAGGCGGTTTCGACTTTAGTAACCGACTTTCTCGGCCAGCTTCTCGGCTGCCTTGATGGCGTATTGTGGAACGCGGGTGCCGTCGTCAAACTCTTCCCAGTCTTGGGCAACAGCCAGTGAGGCGTAGGCTACAGTGATCCGGCGGCCACGTCTTTCGACGACCTTCTCGATGAAGATATTCACGCCGGGCCGGTCGTCATTGGGTACGACTGTCAGATCGATGGTGTTTGAGATTTTGATGGTTTTTTCCATTGTCTTGCTCCTAGTAAATCATGATGAGTGATGCGACAGCGCCGAGCCAGATAATTGCTGCGGCCAGCCCGAACATGAGGATGTCAAATAATTTATAGAATGGGAGATCTTCATCTGCTGCTGCAGTGATCTCGATGGTTTCGATGTGTTCTACCTGAATACCGTCATATTCCTCGTATTGTGAATTGTATCTGTCCATTTTCCTTTCCTTTTCGTTTGTGAGTTTTGGTTCTGAGCTTACGCTCTAATACGAATATATGTGACGCGTCACGATAATGCAAGGGTTTGATGAAAAAAAAGTGTCCGCTAATTACCCCATGCGTGCAGACTGTACGTTTTGCTGGGTTAAAAGCGATAGATATGCCGGTTTTTAAATTCACTGTGCAGATATATACTGAATTGTGATAGTGGGTGAAACTCCCGGTATCAAACTCCAAGCTGTAGTTTATTGTGTTGAACGAAGGCCCGCCGGTTAGCCTCCCTTGCTGGCGGGTACCTTCACCCCAACCCGGAAACGCGAGTAGCCTCCGAGGTAATATGCAAGAATTTAATTTTCGTGAGATCTTCCAGGTTATGTCCGAGATACTGGGCGAGCTGGCAGATCGCAGCAAACTTCCTGATACTGACGACAATGGTCTGCAGTTCTTCAGGCACGATGATAACTCCGGGTTCACTGTGAGATTTGTCACCATGGACAATATCGATATCACCTTCAGTCTGGACCGGGACCAGCTGGGCCATCTGGCTAAAGATCCCAACACGGGTATCGGGGAAATCGCCTTGGCGGTCGTTAAACAAATATCCGATAAGCGTAGAGACAGACACGAAAAAGGTGAGACAACTATTCTCATCCCAACACAATCACAACTGAGCGCAGCAATTCAGGAGACTATGAAAGATGGGCGCGGGTAGACCACCCAAATTCAAAACTGTCGCAGAAATGCAGAAGAAGATCGATGGATACTTCGCTGAATGCGCTGCCGATGAGCTTCCCGCTACTGTTACTGGACTCTGCCTTGCTCTGGATCTGACCAGACAGGGATTGCTGGAATACGGGGAAAAAGACAAATTTTCTGACACAGTAAAAAAAGCAAAGCTCAGAGTCGAGCATGGAATCGAGCTGGGATTGCTCACTGGGCGGAACCCTGCCGGCTGTATTTTCAACCTGAAAAATAACTTCGGCTGGCAGGATAAGGTCGAGAAAGTCGTGACCAGCGAGAACACGCACAAACATACCGGCATGATTACTTTTGTCGGCACTGCACCGGATGAGGATTAAATGCGCTCAAAAACTTGAGCCGCTGATTCTCAAATCGAAGAGAATCAAGATCATTGTCGGTGGTCGAGGTTCAACCAAGTCCACGTTCGTATCTGACTACGTTCTGTCAGGGATGAGCATGGGGCAGCTCTGGTGCTGCGGTCGTGAATTCCAGAACAGTATTGACGAGTCAGTTCACAGACTGATGCTTGATGAAGCGGTTCGGCTGGGGTTCGAGGGATTCACCAGCGACAACAACCACATTTATCACGCCAGTGGCGGCAGGAACTTCTACCGCGGCCTGGGCAGGAATATCGGATCCCTGAAGTCAATGCTTTCCGGTGTTGACGGGCTCTGGATAGAGGAAGGAGACAGCCTAAGCGCTGAGACATTGCGCGTATTGTCCGCCAGTCTTCGATTATCTGCAGCAGATGCCGAACGAGTGATAGCCGGCGAAGATGTCAAAATGCCGGAGATCTGGATCACCCTGAACCGGGGCAACAGCACGGATCCGATCAGTCAGAAGTGGCTCAAGCGTGCTGAAAAAGATTTAGCCAGGTGCGGTTATTACGAAGACGACAACATCATGATCGTCGAGATTAACTACACTGACATGCCAAAGAAGTGGTTCGAGGCGTCTGGTCTTGAATCTGAGCGCGCAGATGACGAGGAAAACCTGAGTCCTGCAGCGTATGAACACAAGTGGCTGGGAGCTTATGCCGATACAGTCGAGAACGCGATCATCATGCCTCATTGGTTTGATGCCTGCGTAGATGCGCATAAGGTGCTGGGATTTGAACCAAGAGGTATTGAAATTGTCACTCATGACCCGTCAGACGATGGTTCGGACGCTAAAGGCCTTACTTATCGTCACGGCGTTGTCATCCTTGATGCTCAAGAGCGAAACATCGGCGACATCAATGAAGGCGGAGACTGGGCCATCGAATACTGCGAAGAGCGAAAGCCCGATATGTTCTTATGGGACGGTGACGGAATGGGAGTAGGCCTTCGGCGCCAGTTTAAAGATGCGCTGATGCCCAAACGAATTAAAGTCGAAATGTTCAAGGGATCAAATTCCGTAGACAGACCCGACGACCTTTACGAAGCGGCTGGTGATGTAGGTGTGAAGACCAACAAGCAGACGTTTAAGAACAAGCGCGCACAATACTACTGGCTGCTTCGTGACCGGATTTACAGAACCTACCAAGCGGTAGAGAAGAAGAAATACTTTGACCCGGATGAGCTGATCTCATTCGATTCAGGCATTGAGTCGCTGGATCTGCTGAGATCCGAGGTGTGCAGGATCCCATTAAAGCGGACCCCGACCGGCCTGATCCAGATCATGTCCAAGCAGGATATGGCCAGACTGGGTATTGAATCACCCAACATGGCGGATGCTTTGATGATGTCATTTGCTAATCCGATCCTGCTGGTGAACGCGAGGCCGAAAGCGCGTGCAGTCAGAGCGAAGGCTGCATCCGGGTGGTCATGATGGATATTACGATCTTGGCGGAAGTGAGAACCAAGAAACAGATGAAAGGCCGGGTGTATTACTACCAAGGCAATTTCTTTCAGTCGCTGACACTGGCCAAGAAAGATGAGGTCCGGGCACGCCGGGCAATAACAGATTTTAAGATAGCCAACCGGGACATGATTAATGCTGATCGATCACGCCCAGGTTACCAAACGCTGGTTGAACTACACGATGAACAGACAGGACGCATAAATGCTTAGAGTTGTCTCAAACGCCGAGATGGTGGAACAAGAGAACGCCGCTGCAGAAGAAGAGCAGAAGCGCGTTATCGAGATGTTCACCGACAATCTGTCTTCCCGCATTCGCCGCCAGTGGGAGGTTAACAAGTCGCACAAGTCCAAGATCGAAGGTGTTCTGCAGGAATGCCAGAGATCCCGCAATAACCAGTATGATCCGGACGTTCAGGCTGAGATCAAGCGGATGGGTGGCTCTGATATCTACCTGCCATTAACGCAGATGCAGTGTGTCGCAGCGTCCGCCTGGCTGACTGATATCCTGATGCCAGCCGGTGATAAGCCGTGGTCTTTGGATCCGACACCAGAACCAGAGATCGATGAGAAGGCACTTGAGAATATCAAGCGGCAGTTCTATCAGGAGGTTCAGCAGGCCCAGCAGCAGGGTATTAAGCCGCAGATGCCGCAGATGATGGCCCGCATTGATGAATTGGCGGAGAAGGAGAAGTCCGAGATCGCCAAAATGGTCGCTAAAGCGTCCGACAAGATGGAAAGGAAGATCGAGGACCAGCTGGTTGATTCTGAGTGGTCTGGTGCTTTCGAGGATTTTATCGACGATTTCACCACATACCCGACGGCATTTATCGAAACATCCTACCAGCGCAAGTCCAAGCTGAAGTGGCAGCGCGGTAAACCGGTCATGAAACAGACTGTGTGCGAGATTGATCGCCGCGTGTCTCCGTATGATGTATTTCCAAGTCCCGAACAGATTGAGATCGATGAAGGCAACCTGATTATCAGAAAGCGCCTGCCACGGTCCGAGATCTACGGGCTGATATCTGTACCGGGTTACCGTGAAGACAAGATCCGTCAGGTGCTGATGGAGTATGACCAAGGCTACAAAGAGTGGGGATTGTTCGAGAAGGAGCAAGACGACTGGTTTGCCGACAAAGATGGGTTGATCGAGGCGCTGCATTACTGGGGTTCTGCGCAGGGTACTGAGCTGATGGAATGGGGAATCCCGGTCGAGCAGATCGAAGATCCTCTGGCGGAATACCAGATCGAGGCCATCCTGATTGGTCGTCATGTGATCAAGGCATGCATCAACAGTGATCCGCTGGACCGCCGTCCGTACTACAAAGCGAGCTACCGCAACCGCCCAGGTCACTTCTGGGGCATAGCGATCCCGCAATTACTGCGTGGTCACCAGCGTATGGCCAATGCTTCGGCCCGCGCCCTGTCCAACAACATGGGCATTTCATCTGGTCCGCAGATCATTACCCTGATTGACCGGCTGCCGGAAGGTGAAGAGATCGAGGCGCTGTATCCGTGGAAAAACTGGCAGATGACCAGTGACCCGAACGGCAACACACAGTCACCGATTCAGTTCTTCCAGCCAGATTCCAATGCGCAGGAGCTTTTAGGGGTGCTGACTCACTTCTGGGAGCAGGCTGCCGACGTCACCGGTGTATCGAAGATGTCCTATGGCATTGATCAGCGTATGCCGCAGGGTGCCCAGACAGCGATGGGTATTGCCATCATGTCCGAGAATGCCGCCAAGACGATTAAAGAAGCGGTCCGTCATGTGGATGAAGGCGTGATCGAGAAGCGTATTCTGCGCCAGTTCCATTGGAACATGCTGTACGAGCCTGATGAAGACATCAAAGGCGATATTGCTGTTGTGGCCCGTGGATCTTCCGCGATGATTGCCAAAGCCGCGAATCAGGCCCGCCGCAATGAGTTCATGCAGCTGACCAATAACCCGGTTGATATGCAGATTCTTGGGCTGGAAGGCCGCACAGATCTACTCCGCCAGGTTGTTAATGATCTGGACATGGATGTACGCGTGCCCACTTTTGAAGAGCTGCAGCAGAAACAGCAGCAGGCAGCCCAGCAGGGACAGCAGCAGGATCCTGCTGTTGAAAAAGAGAAGATCCGCATGCAGTCACGACTGGAAGACCAGAAGATGGAAATGCAGGACCGCGAGCGTGAACGCCAGCTCAAGATCATGCTGGCCAAGGTCGATGACCAGCGCGAACGCGACAAGCTGCGACTGGAATATGAATCAGCCGTACATGATGCGCAGGCGAAATACCAGCAGGCGATCCTGGCAGCACAGAACAAGCGTCAGGTCATTGCGGATGAGGCACAGATTAAAGCCCAGTTCGGGTCTGGCATTTAATGGCCAGTAACGATCTGTACCTGAGCCTGAAGAAGCTCTCCATGTCTACAGACTTCCTGAAGTACCGGGAGCATCTGGAAGCGGAGCTGGCGGAACAGGATAAGAAAAACAGAATAATTGATGGCGTCCAATTAAGCCGAGGCCAGGGCAAAGCGAAGTTCATAGCGGACCAGCTTGCCATGTTCGACAGCGTGGACGAGGTATTAACCAGAATTCGGAAGAATCAGCAGTAGCTCTCTTCCATTAACCGTCCGAAAGGACAAACTTTTAACTTCATGAATCCCAGTAGTGGACCGCGTAAGCCCCACAGAAATCTGGCTCAAAAGAGGTGACAATATGGCATTGCCAGAACAAGTAGTAAAAAATGCAAAGAGGGCCAATGAGGCCCACAAAGAAGCATACGGGAAACCGGACGAGTCCGCTCCCCCAGCAGAATCGCGTGAGAAGATAGCCCCTGACAACTGGAAGGATCGCTATTCATCTTACAAGCAGCATGCTGACAGCACGATATATCAGCTCAGGCAAAACCTGGCGGCAGTCGAAGGCGATAACAGGTCCATGTTAAATCGGATTTCCAGTCTTGAAGAGCAACTGAAGCAGGCACCAGAGCAGAAACCATTTGAACTTTCGAGGGAAGACCTAGAGCTGGTCGACGAGGAAACCGCGAGCGTATTCAGTAAGATGATGGACGCCAAGGTACAGCCTATCCAGCAGAAACTTTCAGACACAGAAGCGGAATTGGAACAAACCAAGGCGCAGCTGAAGCATGAAAGAGATCTTCGCCAAGGCAAGGAGCAGCAGCAAACTGAGGTGTCCTTCAAGGAAAAACTCAAGCAGCTGATCCCTGACTGCGAGCAAATCGACAGAAATGCCGATTTCCGACATTGGTTAAGTGGACTAGACGAATTATCAGGCAGACCTAGACGCGATTTGGCCATACGAGCCAAGCAGATGGGTGATGTCCGTCGTGTTGCAGATATCTACAGTGAATGGCAAGACCAAAGACAAGTGGACGTGGATCCCCGTGAGCAGATGATCACGCCGAATCCCGGCGCGAATATGGAAACAGGCGGCCAGCCCCAGGGTAAAATCTGGACCGGTCCGGAGATTAAAGAGTTCTATAAGCGCAAAGGGTTGGGAATGATCGAACCGAACGAGGCCAAACGTCTTGAGCAAGATATCTTTGCGGCTCAAAAACAAGGTCGAATTCGATAACCTTGTCGGGCCGCGCCATGACTAAGAGGATTCTAAAATGGCAGGTTTGACACGTTCCAGTGCTGACTGGATCTCAGGCGGCGCCTACCCAGCGAATTACCACTCCGGCGGTACGGTAGGTTTCGTCCCAGACGTATGGTCTGGAAAAATGGTTGAACAGTTCTATAAAGCGACTGTTTTCGGTGAAATCGCCTCCACCGAGTATGAAGGCGAAATTAGCAACTACGGTGATACCGTCCAGATTCGTGTTGTCCCAGACATCACTATCAGTGACTACACTGTTGGTGCGCCACTGACCTATCAGGTTCCTACTTCTACCAAAGTAGAGCTGAACATCAACAAAGGTAAATCATTCTCACTGGCTATCGACTCTGTTGATAAATACCAGTCTGATCTGCCGTTGATGGACAAGTTTGCGGAAGCCTCTTCCGAGTCCCTGAAGGTGCAGGTTGACGGTACTGTATTGTCTGATCTGAAAGGATCTGCCGATATCGTGGCGGAAAACAAAGGCGCCACTGCCGGTGCTGTCTCTGGCAATCTGGACCTGGGTACTGACAGTGCAACTGCGGGTAACCAAGCAGTTCAGCTCTCAGCTACTACTGTGATCGACTACATCTTGAAACACGGTCAGGCTCTTGATGAGCAGAACGTGCCAGAGACTGGTCGCTGGATGGTAATCCCAGCCTGGATGGCTCGTATCCTGAAGTCTTCTGACATCAAAGATGCGTCCATCATGGGCGACGCGAAGTCTGTTCTTCGTAATGGTCGTCTGGGCATGATTGATCGTTTCACGCTGTATGTGAGCAACAATCTCCCAGCCGCCACTCAAACTGACGAAGCAGCTGCCAACGCAACAATGGTCTACGCTGGCCATCCTTCTTGCCTGGCATTCGCTTCTCAGATCGTTGAGAATGAAACTTTGCCGAACCCTGATACTTTCGGTGCTCTGATCCGTGGCCTACAGGTCTTCGGCTCTAAGATCGTTAAAGGCGAAGGCATTACCGAGGGTTGCGTTTACCTGTAATCCCCAATGACATTCCAGCCCTTCGGGGCTGGTTTGTTATTGGGTAGGGTCTTTATTGAGGGCATTACCCAATGACAAAATATATTGAAGTAAAACCGGGTGGTCGTCGGTTCGCATACAGCGATGAATACGCCGCAGCCAATCCGCACTTGAAAGTAGTGGATCTGGAAGAGTTAGAAAAAAAAGCGCCACCAAAACCTGATTACAGCACTTGGACATCCAAGCAGCTGCGCGCTGAAGTCAGGCGCCTTGGTCACAGATACGAGAGCAAACAACAAGCATTGGACATACTGAATGACATTTCTTGAGCTGACAAAAAAGCTGCGTTTTCATTGCGGCGTATCCGGCATTGGTCCGTCTAGTGTTATTGATCAGACCGGCGATTACGAGCGCCTAGTAGACTGGATCAGGGATGCGTGGACCGAGATTCAGAACACCCCAGGTTACTGGCGGTTCATGTGGAAAGAAGATAATTTCAATACCGTTGCCGGTACCATGGACTACGATATCTTCACCAATCAAAACATCAAAAAACTCTCCAAGCAGAAAGTCTATTCCCATAATGTGGCTGCCGGCCGCACCTCCATGCGCATGCTCAGATACATGGAATACGCGGTCTGGAAAGAGCGTTACTTCAAAGAAGACCAGACGAAGCAGGACGTGCCGGAGTATTTCACTATTCTCCCCAACACGCAGATGCGTATTTGGCCGAACCCCAATGACATTTACCAGATAGATATTGAGGGATGCACCCCACCAGTTATTCTGGCAGCTAATGATGACGAGCCAGCTATGCCGGAGGAATATCACATGGCCATCGTGTTTTACGCGATGATGACCTATGCCGGTTATGAGTATGCGCCGGAGCTTGCGCAGCTGGGCTCGCAGCGCTGGGTGAAATTCTACGACGAAATGAAGAAAAACCTACTCATTAAAACCAAACTGGCGCACAAACCTTTAGCATGAAGCAGAGTAAATACTTCGCAATGGGCGGCGGTCTGGATCTCAAGACGCCGCTGCTGCAGTCGGATCCAGGCAGGCTACTGATTGCCAAGAATGTCGAGCAGAAGATCACTGGTGGCTATCGCCGTGTGGATGGTTATATAAAATACGACACGAACATTGTGCCAGGCGAAGGCTCAATACTCGGTGTATGGTTTTACGACGGAAAGGTCTACGCATTCCGTAATGCTGTTGGCGGCGCAACTGCTGCCATGCATGAATCAACCGGAACCGGCTGGACAGCCAAGAAGACCGGGTTAAGCCCCGGTGGTCGTTATGAATTTGTGAACTACAACTTTGGTACGTCCAAGATGATGTACGGCGTTTCCGGTACTCATAAGGCATTCCAATGGGACGGCACAACATGGACCGATATCACTGTTGGCTGGGCGACTGATACCCCGCAGCACATTATTGCGCACAAAAATTACCTGTTTCTGAGCTATGATCAGAGCGTAGTCAACTCAGATCTGGGTGTGCCGACGGCTTATACCGGCGTTGGTGGTGCTAATGAAATTCGCATAGAAGACGGCGTTACCGGGTTTATGCAGATGGCCGGTGGTGTTTTAGGCATTTTCGGACGCAATTCAACCAACCTACTGTCAGGCTCTTCCGCCACTGACTTCAACATGTCCAACCTGTCTGAACACGGTAACCGGATCGGCGCAATCGAATGGTCGCTGCAGCAGCTTGGTGCACGGGTCAGATACTTTGATGATCGTGGTGTAACAGAGCTGGGTGCGTCAGATCGTTTCGGCGATTTTCAGGATGCCATGATCTCGGTCAATATTAATGACTGGTTGTTACCGAAAAAAAATCTGGT